GTATGTTTAGTACATACGCTATTAACAATGACCTTAAGTACGTAGATGAGAAGATCAGGAACTACTACGAGCTGGGCGAGTTTTTAAGTGACGCTGAGGTGGCTGAGATTGATAAATTAGCGGAGCGTGTAGAGATTGAGCCACCTAAGGGTAAAGAGGAGCGCAGACGCTCACGCAAGGCTGAGACAGCTGACGCTACACCGGAACGTAAACAGCGTAAGAGTCGTGAGGAAGTAGTAGAGGCTAACCGTGAGGCTGTAGCTGAGTATATGGCTGAGTGTGATAAGGCTGTAGAAGAAGTAGCAGACGGACGTGAAGAAGTACCTTTTGAGGAGGCTATGGAGGCTGTAGCTGACGTGCCTAAGCCGGAACTGGAGACACCGCCTAGACGTAGACGCAGACGGACAGAGTAACTATATTTTTTAAATAAAAAGTTTAGAAAACAAAACTTATAAGGAGGATATAAAAATGGATTTTTCAAATTTTGATAAAGCAATTAACGAGGCAGAATTAGCTAAGCAGTTAGAGGAGGCAAAAAATAACGCTCCGCAGACGGATAAGGAAGTACCGGCTGGTAACTATACTGTAGGGATTGAAAAAATGGAGCTGGGAGCTACTAAGGACGGTAGACCTATGTTTAAGGTCCAGTGTCGTATTTTAGAGGGTGAGTTTAGAAAGTGGTGTCTGTTTATGAATCGGGTACTTTATGGCACTAAGAATGACGCTAACATGATTAACTCTGTTATCGGCTGGCTGGAGAAGTTAGAGCCTAGCGTATCGGTAGAGTTTAAAAACTACTCACAGTTTGCTGACTTAGTGTTAGACATTTTTGAGGAGGTAGCTGACAGCGTAGAGCTTGACGTAAAGTATGACCCTGACGCATTTAACTCTATTAGCATTGAGGACGTATTTGACGCTGAGTAATTGCATAGAGGAGCTGTGTTATACAGCTCCTCTTAAATATAAATTAGAGAGGATAAAAGCATGGATTTAGAAAGAGTAAACGGTATTTTACATAGGAACGGTTTAACGTATGCACAATTCCAGCAATTAGAGACGCTGGGTAAAGCGTCACTGATAGGTGACAGATTAGTTATTAAGGGAGGTGTGACTATTGAAGATATACATAGCCGGAGCAATAACTAATAACCCTGATTACATAGAGCAATTTAAAAAAGCGGAGGAAGTGTTGACAAGGGCCGGACACGCTGTAATTAACCCTGTTAAAAATTTAGGTTTTACCTATAAAGAGTATATAAATATGGGATTGTGTGAGCTTATGCACTGTGACGCTATTTATTTACTTAAAGGCTGGGAGTCCTCAGCCGGTGCTAATTTAGAGCTTAAATATGCGGAGACAGTGGGTTTAGTAGTGTGGAAGATGGGTGAGGTAATATGAGCCTACATTTTATAGACTTTGAAGTTTTTATGTATGACTGGCTGTGTGTAATAGCTAACCCTATTACTAAGACTGAGACGGTCATAGTAAATAAGCCTGAGGAGCTTATAGCTTATTATAATCACTTTAAAGATGAGATTTTTATAGGCTATAACATACGAGATTATGACAGCTATATATTTAAGGGTATTCTGGCCGGTTTTAACCCTTATGACATAAACGAGCATATTATCACTAAGGGTTTAAAGGGATACCAGTTTAGTAATGTTTTCAGAGAGTACCCACTTATCACGTATGATCTGTTACAGCTTAACACGTCTCTAAAACAGCTGGAGGCTATGCAAGGTCATAACGTGTATGAGTCTGAGGTGGATTTTAGGCTGGAGCGTAAGCTGACGCCGGCAGAGATAGCTGAGACGGTCAGTTATTGTAAAAATGACGTACAGGAGACTATTAACCTGTTTGTCCAGCTTAAGAGTGGTTTTGACAGCAGACTGGAGTTAATAAATGAGTTTAAGCTACCACTATCAGAAATGAGTAAGACTAACAGCCAGACCATAGCCACTATTTTAAGGGCTGAGCGTAGAGACTGTAAGGACGAGTTTAACCTGAACTTTCCAGCGTATTTAAACCGGATAGTTAAATATAAGCATATTGTAGAGTGGTACAGGCAATTTAAAACCACTAAAGAGTTTACGGATGACGAGAAAAAAGAGATTTATAGTAAAAAACTCTCTGTAGAGGTGGCCGGTGTTAAGCATGACTTTGGCTGGGGCGGTTTACATGGTGCTATTCCTAAGTATTACGGTGAGGGCTATTATTTACACATTGACGTTAATAGCTACTATCCTAGTCTTATGATCAGTCACAACTATTTTAGTAGAGCTGTGGATAGTGAGGGTAGCGAGCGCTTTAAAATGGTTTACAGTGAAAATTTACGCCTTAAAAAATTTCCTGAGTTAAAGAAAAAGAGAAACGTATATAAGTTAATTTGTAACTCCACTTATGGGTGTTTTAAGGATAAGTATAACGCTTTATATGACCCACTTATGGCTAATAATATCTGTGTAACCGGTCAGCTGGCTTTACTGTTACTCATAGAAATGTTAGAGCCTGTGTGCCAGCTAATACAGAGTAATACGGACGGTCTTATCGTTAAGCTGGCGTCACTGGATGACTATGAGCTTATAGATGATATTTGCTGGGAGTGGGAGAAGATGACCGGCGTTAAGCTGGCCTTTGACCCTATTATTACTAAGATATACCAGAAAGACGTTAATAACTACCTCTTTATCAATGAGGACGGAGAGGTGGAGAGTAAGGGCGCTTATGTTAAAGGGCTTAGCTCTTTAGACAATGACTTACCCATAGTCAATAAAGCGCTTAAAGAGTACATGGTAAACGGTACACCGGTGGAGGCCACTATTAACGAGGCTGAGGACCTTATAGACTTTCAGAAAATTGTTAAGCTCAGCAGTAAGTATGCACGAGTAGAGTGGAGTGGTAAGAAATTTAATAACAAGTGTTATAGAGTATTTGCTACCACTTATAGAGAGTGTGGCAGTATTTGCAAAGTGAAACCTCATAAGGGTAACGCTGAAAAATTTGCTAACACTCCTCAGTATTGTTATTTGGAGAACGGTGACATAAGAGGTAAGAAAGTATTTAGTCACTTAGACAGACAGTGGTATATAGACTTGGCCCATGAGAGGCTTAGACAGTTTGGAGGTGTTTAAAACATGAAAGAGAACGCTATAGAGTGGGTTAACGGTCAGGACAGAGTAACGGTTACGCTATCTCAGGGGAGATATATTAACAAGGTTAAAAAGCTGGCTGAGACTCATAAAGAGGTAAAGATTGTAAAGGAAAATGAGGACGGTACACTACTGGCCCATTTACCGCTTAAATATATTAAAATCTCAGCGCCTAGACAGATGACAGAGGAGCAGAGAGAACAGGCCAGAGAGCGCTTATTAAAATATAAATAACAGATAGGAGGCTCAGACAATGCAAGAGCTTTTTAGAGGGTACTTACCGACTAAGGATAAGACACCCAAAATAAAATTTAAGGACGCTCAACCACTCTCAGAGGTGGCTGGGCTGGATGAGTACGCCGGCTTACTGGCTGAGGACGTTATTTTAATAGACGTGGATGACTACGAACAGTCAGAAATACTTATGAATATCGTAGAGGATTTACAGCTTAATTGCAGAGTAATGGAAACCAGCAGAGGTAAACACTTTTACTTTTACGGTGGCTCTATAAATAAATGCGGTACACACCTTAAGTTAGCTGTAGGTATTGAGGCAGATATTAAAGTAGGTAACCATAACTCTATTAGCGTGCTTAAGTATGCTGGTCAGGAGCGTAAAATTATTTACGATATAGAGCCGGACGAGTCTTACTGTGAGTGTCCGGCGTGGCTTACACCGGTTAAGACTAAGACGGACTTTACAACGCTGGGAAGTGGTGACGGACGTAATCAGGAGCTTTTTAATTACATACTCACGTTACAGGGTGCTGAGCTGAGTAATGAGGAAATTAAAGAGACTATCACACTACTTAATAAGTATGTATTACCTGAGGCGCTGAGTGACGAGGAGCTTAATAAGATACTCAGAGAGGACAGTTTTAAAAAGCCTATTTTCTATGGTAAAAACGGAAACTTTTTATTTAATAAGTTTGCTACTTACCTTAAAAATAATCTTAATATTATCAGCTTAGACGGACAGTTACACATTTATAAGGACGGTGTGTATGAGGAGGGCCTACAGAATATTGAGGCAGAAATGATTAAAATTATACCCACTCTGACCGCTAGGAGCAGAGCGGAGGTGCTTAAGTATATTAACCTACTCTGCTTAAACGAAAATAAGCGCATAGCCAGCGCTAATTATATACCGTTTAAGAATGGTATTTACAATATCAATACCGGAGAGCTGGAGAGTTTTAGGCCGGACTTAATCGTAAAAAATAAGATACCGTTTAATTATAATTATGACGCTTATAACGATACTATGGACGGTGTGTTAGACCGTATCAGCTGTAATGATGATCAGATAAGAGACTTACTGGAGGAGGTAGCCGGTTACTGTTTCTACCGGCGTAATGAGTTACGTAAGGCCTTTATTTTTATCGGTGACAAGGCTAACGGTAAATCCACCTACTTAGACTGTTTGAGTTATATGGTGGGTGACAAAAATAAGACAGCGCTGGACCTTAAGGAACTGGGAGACCGTTTTAGGACAGCGGAGCTTTTCGGTAAGTTAATCTGTGCCGGTGATGATATTGGAGACGAGTTTATAGCTAACCCAGCTGTATTTAAGAAAATAGTGTCTGGTGACCCTATTGTGGTAGAGCGTAAAGGACAAGACCCTTTTACCCTGTATAACTACGCTAAGCCTATTTTTAGCGCTAACAATATACCACGTATTAAGGATAAGACCGGCGCTGTTTTAGACCGTCTGGTTATCGTACCTTTTAACGCCTCATTTAGTAAGACTGACCCTGATTATGACCCATACATTAAGTATAAGCTCAGGTCTGAGGGTGCTATGGAGTATCTTATACAGCTGGCTCTGGACGGACTTAAGAGGGTACTGGCTAACAATGGCTTTACTATTTGTCAGGCGGTACAGGATGAACTGGAGGAATACAGCGAGCAAAATAACCCTATTATCGGCTTTTATAAGGAGCTGGATGAGGACATTGACATACTTAACCAGCCCACTAAAGACGTATATATGAGGTATAAGCTGTACTGTAATGATAATGGCTTTACACCTATGAGCGCTGGAGAGTTTAGCAAGTGGATAAAAAAAGAGTGTGAGGTAGAGATAAAGGTAACTAAGGTTAATGGTAAGAGCGTGAGACTGTTTGTAAGGAGGTAGAGGGTAATGGATAAATTTAGGTATGCTGACGAGTTTAAGGAGGAGTGGGACAAAGCGGTTAAGAGACTGAAAGAGTCCGGCGCTGATCTCTCTAAAATTAAAATAGCAGTTAAGGGGGTGTGAGTAGATGACACCGGAACAAGTGAGGGAAGTAGTTAGGATAACGCTGGACGAGCTTAGTAACCGTAAGCTCATTAAAGACGATTATCAGACCATACTAAAAGCGGTAGAGAGGCACTTACATAATTTTTTTAATAATGAGACTTGTAAGGCGGTTGGGGTAACGTATGCTTTACAGCAGTTATCAGACGATACTTACATAGATATTATTTATCTGCATTACAGAGACGGTAGGACGCTGGAGTGGATAGCTGAGTATTACGATAAAGAGGTAAGCACAATTAAGCGCAATAAAAAGCGCCTGATCTATAAAATACATGAGTTATTAGAGGAGGTTTAAATGGACGTATTAAAAATGGTACATAGTATCAATATTAAAAGAAATAAAGAAACTGAGAGCGCTATACTGGGTGAAATTCAGAGTATAGCAATAGAGAACGGTGTAAAGGATGAAATTGTATTAAATGAAAAAGCCATAACAAGGGCTATAGTAAAGTCTGTACCTCAGAAAGTGCGTTATGACAGAGAGTGTTACCCATTCTGTCCAGCTTGTAAATGTAGCCACAAATTAAACTTATTAGGTATTCATACACCTAGCTACTGTCCGGATTGTGGACAGGCTTTAGAGTGGGTTAGTTTAGAGGACACTTAATAGTGTCCTCTTTACATTTTATGGTAATTATATTATTTTAGTATATTAAGAGGAGGTGGTTATACATGGAGAAATTTAAAAATATTATTGCAATAATAGCCACAATTATTATAGTGGTAGCTATAGTTTGGATAGGTAATACCATGTTTGACTTAGGTATTATAAAATTTTAGGAGGTGTTACTATGGGTATGTTTATAGTGTGCCTGTTAACCGGTTATTTAGGAGTACATAAGTTTGTAGAGGGTAAGGTGGGTATGGGCCTCTTATATCTGTTTACAGGCGGTCTATGTGGCATAGGGTGGATAGTTGACTGTGTTAAGTATTATAAGGGCGCTAAGGTCAAATCTGAGCCTGTGGAGGTTAAACCTGAGCCGGCTGTAGCGCCTAGTCCATACGTATTTTTAACATTTAAAGTAGCTGGTGTAACCTTTAAAAATGGACGCAAGACCAGACAGGCAATACTCAGAGCTTTAAAATGGGGAGACGAGATTATAGAGACGGTGGACTTAGAGCCTTATGAGTGGGAGGGTAAACCGGCGATCCATGTTAAAGTTAATGATCAGGTTATAGGTGATATACCAGCTAACACTGTAGAGACTTTTTACGAGTATGAGAGACTTTATAAGAGAGATAATATACACTGTGAGGTTTACGGTGGTAATAAGTTAGATGACGGTAGTAGGAGTAACTACGGTAGTGAGGTAACAGTAAGATATTTAAGAGAGTCTTAGAACTCTCTTTTTTATGTAAAAAATTGTAAAAAACTGTTGACAAAGTACAGCTACAGCTGTATAATGTATTTAGAAGTTAAGGAAAACGACTTCTAAAAAATATCGGGTAGGAGGTAAATAAAAAATGGAGGATTTAAAAATGAAAGAACTAATAAACAGGCTGGTTGAGTGGTTAGAGAGTAAGGGTTTTACAGATACAGAAATTAAGGAGTGCATTAAATACATAACAAAATAGACCGTAGCGGTCACTACGGTCTAAAAAATAAAATATAAAAGCTCTTGGAGTTACTTCCTACCAAGTAACTCCATAATAAGACTAAACTGGTAGGAAGTCAATAAGTGGAGGTAAAAAAGATATGACAACAGCAGAAAAGAAAGCAAGAGAAATAATTAGTAATCAAACATTAGATCAGTTATTAACACAGTGGGAACTTACAAGTGTAATCAATGACGAGAATATACCTACAGTTAGAGGCTGGTTAATGGATGAGTTAGAAAAAAGAAATCCGGAGGCCTTTGACAAGTGGTTAGACAGTTATACGGATGATGATAACTTAAGAGATTACATGACAGCATAAAATATAAACCCAGCTGGAGGCGTAAAGCCTCCAGTGGTAATAGGAGGTAACTAATATGAACGTATTAGAGGAAATCGAAAATTTAATAGAGCAAGGTTATACAGAGGAACACGCTGAGGAAGTGGTAGCACTTAACAATTATGATATTCCTTTAGAGGAAATATTTGATTATAACTAAGGAGGTAAGAAGTATGAGACTATCAGACACAAATAAATTACAGGCTGAATACGCAGAGATATATAATAAATATATGACTTTACCAGATGACTCTAAGGAGCTTAAAACACTGGCTAAGAAGTTACAGGAACTAGAGCAGATACTTACAAGGCGCTTTTTATTTGAGAGTGGCTACGAATTAGAGCAAACTGGAGAGTTTAGTATATTTGTTATGGGAGGTAACTAATATGAGTAACTTAAAAAATATCCGTACCCAGCGAGGTTACAGTCAGAAACAGCTTGCTGAGTTGTCTGGTGTTAACGTCCGGATGATACAATTTTATGAGCAAGGGGCAAGAGACATTAACATAGCTCAGGCTGATACAGTTTATAAGCTGGCTCAGGCGCTAGAGTGTAATATGGAGGAGTTGTTGGAGGTGACTATATGAGATACGGATATGTAAGAAGTGCGACACAAGACAAGAAACAAATAGATAAACAAATAGAGCTTTTAAAACGGTTTAACATTGACGAGTTTGTTATAGAGGAAAGTGGACACGACTTAGAAAACTTACTGGAAAAATTACAAGCTGGTGATAGATTGTACGTTACTACAATAGACCGTTTAAGTAGAAACGTACACACTTGTCTTGATATTGCTACAGATTTACTTGCAAAAAATATTACTGTATATGTTGGGGATTATCCTATTTGGTTTAGAGGAGCTTTATAGCTCCTCTTTTTTAGTTTACGGTTACACCGGTTACACATGGGTTACACGTCTTTTTTAAGAGGTGTAACCGCTGAGAGCCTTATATTTACTGGGTTTGTTGGGTGTGGTTACACTGGTTACACATTTTTCTTTATTACTTGAATGTTTAGGGATATAAAAATAATAGTATTTTATTATATAAATATATATTTATATTAAATAATTAAATATATAGGGCTTTTCAGTGTAACCAGTGTAACCGAGTGCCTGAAAGCCTTATATTTACTGGGTTTGAGGCGGTTACACGTCTCTTTTTTTATGTGTAACCAGTGTAACCTTTAAGGTGGTGCTACGTGGCGCTATTGTTACACATAAATTATATAAATATAATTTATGTGTAACAATATTTAACATTAAAAGGAGGTAGCATTATGAATAAAGAGGATATTATCAGGAAGTTAACCAGTCGTAAATTATGGCTGAGTCTGGCGTCTTTTGTATCTATGTTACTTATCTTTTTTGGTTACGCTGAGGACGTAGCTACTCAGGTCAGCTCTATTATTATGGCCGGTGCTACGGTGTTAGGCTACTTATTAGCTGAGGGCTTAGCTGACTCAGCTAATAACTAAATAGAGGGCTTACAAATGATAGAGATAGCAGTAGCACTTATTACAGGAGGGTTAGCTTTTTTAGGTACGCTAATTGCCTGTAATAAAAATAACAGAGAGATACAGGCTAAATTAGAAACAGCTCAGGCTGTGACTGATTGCAAAATAGACGAGCTTACCAGAGAGGTAAGAGAACACAATAACTTTGCTAGGCGTATGCCGGTAGTAGAGGAGCAAATTAAAGTAGTTAATCATAGGCTCAGTAATTTAGAGAAGAGGTGTGATGATGGGCGTTAAGATAGCCATTGACGCCGGCCATGGTTTAAATACCAGCGGTAAACGGTGCATGAAAAAATTAGATAAGAATGAGACCAGAGAGTGGGCGCTTAATGACCGTATAGCTGATAAGCTGGAAGTTATGCTTAAAAGCTATAACTGTGAGGTCCTGAGAGTAGACGATACCACAGGGCTTACAGACGTCAGCTTAGCTAACAGGGTTAAAAAGGCTAATAACTGGGGAGCTGATATTTATATTAGTATCCACCATAACGCCGGTGTTAACGGTGGCTCTGGCGGTGGTACACAGGTATATTACTATAGCAATAGCGCAGAGCGTAAGGTACAGGCTACTGATCTGTATAACAATATTGTTAATGTGACTAAGCTGGTAGGCAATCGTAGCCAGAAAGTTATTAAACATGGTTATTACGTTATTAAAAATACTAAGGCTCCAGCTTTTCTCATTGAAAATGGCTTTATGGACTCTGCTACAGACGTACCGGTTATTTTATCTGAGGCTCACGCTAATAAGACCGCTCAGGGTATTTTAAACTTCTTAATGAGCCAGTATAAGCTGGGTAAGACTGAGAGTAATACAGTCTATAAAGTACAGGTGGGAGCGTTTACGGATATGGAGAGAGCTGAGGCGCTTAAAGAACGTCTTAGAGGTTATGGCTATGAGGCTGTCATAGTTAAGTAGTTTAACATCATACAAAAGATAAGGTGAAATAATGGACATCATACAAAAGAAAATTGAGGACTTAGTACCTTATGAGAATAACCCACGTAACAATGACGAGGCTGTTAGTTACGTGGCTGAGTCAATTAAAGAGTTTGGTTTTAAAGTACCTATAGTGGTAGATAAAAATAATATTATTGTGGCCGGTCATACACGTTATAAGGCTAGTATGCTTTTAGGTATTACCGAAGTACCTTGTATTGTGGCTGATGATCTGACAGATGAACAGATAAAGGCTTTTAGGCTGGCTGATAATAAAGTAGGCGAGATAGCTACATGGAATGATGAAAAGCTGGACCTTGAGTTAATGGGCTTAGATTCTATTGATATGGAGCTTTTCGGCTTTGATAGCGTCTTTAATGACGGAGAGAGAGAGAGAGAGCTTTTCTAGTAGCGATGAAACCATAGAAGATGATTATGAGGTGGAGCTACCGGAAGATACTAATATTAAAGCTGGAGATATTTACCAGTTAGGCAGACACAGAGTTATCTGTGGTGACGCTACTAATAAGAATGACTTAAATAAGTTATGTGATGGTAATTTGGTGGACCTGATTCTGACCGACCCACCTTATAACGTAAATTATGAGGGTGGTACTGGTTTGACCATTGCTAATGATAACTTACCGGATGAGAAGTTTAGACAGTTTTTATGTGACTCTTTTAAAAATATGAATGAACACTTAAAAGCTGGAGGCGCTTTTTATATCTGGCACGCTGACAGCGAGGGTTATAACTTTAGACAGGCGTGTATAAGCGTAGGCTGGAAAGTAAGACAGTGTTTGGTGTGGGTTAAGTCATCCATTGTTTTAGGCAGACAAGACTATCAGTGGAAACATGAGCCTTGTTTATATGGCTGGAAAGACGGAGCTAGTCATAATTGGTACGGTGATAGAAAAGAACGGACCGAGATTAGCGCTTTTGATATTTTCGAGCTGAGATATAAAACCAGAGAAGAATTACTGGAGTTTATAGAAAAACGCTGGTGTGATTCAGAGGACTGTGAGACTACAGTATTATGTGAGGATAAACCCAATAAGAACGCAGAACACCCGACCATGAAACCTATTAAGTTATTAAGTAGGCAGATTAAAAACAGCACCAAAGAGAACGACATTGTATTGGACGCCTTTGGAGGCTCAGGCTCTACTTTAATAACCTGTGAGCAGTTAAATAGAACCTGTTACACAGTGGAGTATGACCCTAAGTACGTTAAAGTAATTATAGACCGGTGGGAAAAATTCACAGGTAAGAAAGCGGTGTTATTGAATGGCTAATTATAACACGTTTAATCTGGTAAACACTAAAAGTCAAAAAACACTATTAACTACGTCTAGCGCTAGGAAATGTAAGAAAGAGTTTATAAAAGGTTACCGTATTGACGTATGGAACGGTAACAAACTAATCGAGGTTATTTATAACAGAAATATCGAAAATATAAACAAATATGTACGCTTAGAAAAGGAGTACATAGCAAGGAAACAGAAACTAGCAACAGAAAGAAATAGACGTAGGAAATTAAGACAGGCGCAGTAAATGGTAGGTGATTAAATGGCTGGAGGTAGGAAAAATAAATATGAGACTCACGTAAAGCCATACCTTAAAGACATACCGGATATGTTACAGACCATGACTGAGGAGCAAGTATCTAAGAAGTTAGGCGTGGCTTATAGCTCATGGAATAAGTATAAAATAGAATTTCCGGAGTTAACGGAAGTTATAAAAAAGGGAAATTTTACACTAGTCGGTGAGCTTAAGAGCGTACTAAAGAAAAGAGCTAAGGGTTTTCAATACGAGGAGCGTAAAGTTATTAAGGAGCATGGGGTAATCGTAAGAGAGGAGATTTACGTCAAATCTGCTTTACCGGATGTGGCAAGTATTAACTTACTCCTCAAAAATTATGATAAAGAAAACTGGGCCAATGACCCACAAACATTGGAACTACGAAAGAAAGAGTTAGAACTTAGGAGAAAACAGGTAGAGGCTAATACATGGTAGTTATTATTTAAGCTAATACATGGTAGCCTCACAGGAGGTACTTATGATAGTAAATTTAAACAGCGGAGGCGCTGGTATGAGTGCAGAAACAGAGGAAAAGATTGACGCTATATATGACAAGGTAATCAAAGAACACATGGTTGACTTGCCTTTTACCAAAGTAAGTAATACGCAACTTAATTGCGATAGTACAGGGTATGATTATTTGGTTTTGACTTATAATTTGTATTCCACAGGAGATATTCCATATTTTATTGATAAGAATAATTTTACCCCATTTATAATGAGAGCCGGCAATAGTAACACTGGCAAAACCAAACGAGTACTAAGTGTTAGCGATAGTGCTATTAGTTTGGAAGCAATGGATACAGAAAATTGGTTTACGCCGGTTTCGATCAAAGGAATTTTATAAATAAATGAGTTTATATGACTTTTACCGCTCTGATGAGTGGCTTAATTTATTAAGGATTTTAAAGTTAGAGCGTGTGGACGCTCAGGGTAATATAATATGCGCTCACTGTGGTAAGCCTATAACAAGGGCTAGAGGTAATAAATGAAATTTACAGTATATAAACATATAAGTCCTAATAATAAAGTTTATATAGGAATAACTAGCCAGCCAGTTAGTAGACGTTGGAATAACGGACACGGTTACAGACATAACGAATATTTTTATAGAGCCATTCTTAAATATGGGTGGGATAATTTTAAACACGAAATATTATTTACAGGACTTACTAAAGAACAGGCTGAGGTTAAAGAAATTGAATTGATTAAACTTTATAACTCTACTGACAATAATTATGGCTATAATATTCAAAATGGCGGTAATTATTCTGGGAAACACTCAGAGGCTAGTAAGTTAAAAATGAGTATATCACAGAGAAAAAAGATAGTCACAAAAGAGGCTAGAGTTAATATGAGTGACGCCCACATAGTAAGACCTGTAGCGCAATTAGACAAAGAGGGTAACATTGTAACTGTGTGGAATGGTTGTAAAACAGCCTCTAAAGTGTTAGGTATACCTTTTCAAAATATTTCTGAGTGCGTAAAACATAAAGGATATAGAAAGAGTGCTGGGGGTTACGTTTGGAGGTATGTGGATGAACTCTCTACATCAGTTTTATAGGAGTCCACAATGGGAAAATTTTAGACGAGTGATAACCAACGAGCGCATTAACGAAAATGGTGTAATTATATGCGAACACTGTGGAAAACCCATTGTTAAAGCGTATGATATGATTTTACACCATGTAATAGAGCTTACAGAGGAAAACTACACAGACGCTAATATATCACTTAACCCTGATAACATACAGCTGGTACATCATAAGTGCCATAACATAATACACAATAAGTTATACAGCGGTAACAGACAGGTGTTTATAGTATATGGCTCACCGCTTAGCGGTAAGAGTAGTTACGTATCTGAGGTAATGACTGAGGGTGATCTGGTTATAGATATGGACTCTATATGGCAATGTGTGAGCGGTCAGCCTAGATACGTTAAGCCTCAGCGGTTACGCTCTGTAGTCTTTGCTGTAAGAGATAACCTGCTAGAGTCTGTTAAGTACAGGCGTGGTAAATGGCTTAACGCTTATGTCATAGGTGGGTATCCTTTTCAGGCAGAGCGTGAGCGGTTAGTGGATACACTGGGAGCTAGAGAGGTATTTATAGATACGCCTTATGAGGAGTGCGTTAAGCGCCTTATGGCGTGTGAGGACAGAGACCGTAAAGAGTGGGAGAAGTACATAGGCGACTGGTGGTTACAGTATTCAGGAGGATATTAAAGCATGAGTAACAATGGCACACCTGTAACGGTAGAGCTTATAGCTAAGGCTGGTAGTGAGCCTTGCAATATAGACATAAATCTTTTGCATGAGACACTATTAAGAATGCCAGCTGAGAAGTATTTAGAGTTATATGCTTTAATGCGTATGAATATGAAATTTTATAACGGTGGGACTAATACCCCCCATACTTAAATTATTTTTAAGCAAAAGGGGACTGTTGGGGGGAACTGATTTCCCGCAGAATTGAAATTTTAACGAGATTTTTGGAATAGAAAATCATAGTTATTTAAATATATTTAAATATATTTAAATATATTTAAATATTTTAACAAGAAAGCAGAGTAACGTGATATTTGAGCCGAGAGGTGGAGACAATGGTTAATTAAATGATAAAACAATAAATTATAAATTATAAATTATAAATAATGCGTTTTAGCCAGTTACTTAGGTTTACGGTGGTACGGTGGGAGTAATTACCTAACTGTTAAGCTAGTAAAAAAGTTATCGGAGCGCTACGAGGTCCTTAGGGCGCTGGCTTTATGGCTGGTGATGAGTCACTAGTCATATAAAGAGATATAGCTCAGTACGGTTAGAGCGGTGGCCTTATAAGCCATGTGTCATAGGTTCAAGTCCTATTATCTCTATCGTTTTCTGGCATGATTTATTCCTTTCGACCGGTAGGAGTTGCTGTTAATGGAGGTGCAAGACCTCCAGCCGGTTTTTCTTTCTAAACTAAAAGTTTAGAAACAGATACTTTTTTAGGAGGTAATTAAAAGTATGAGAGTAAAAGTAATTAAGGCTTACTATGATAAACAGCTTAAAAAGGACATGGGCGTTGGCGCTGAGTTTGACGCAGATCAGGACAGAGCTAAGGTGTTGACCGGCGCTGGCGTTTGTGAAATCGTAGCCACTACTCCTACTACTGAAAAGGTGGCTAAAAAGCCTAGAGCAAAAAAGGAGGCGTAGGCCATGTATGAATTAGTAGAGAAAGACAACGTATTAAAAGAGCTTAACAGTGGCGCTCTTATGTATGTAGTGGATATTCCCACAGCTAGAGTTATGGAGTGCGCTAATATGACGCTCTCAGCTGTTAAGAGCTTTATTGATAAGCCTGAGGCTATGTTTTTTAAGGCGGTAGCTAATGAGTAGGCGTGATGAGCTTATTAAAATTATACCGGCTGACAGCTTAGAACTGGTTAAGAGTGTTATAGACGATATGGTTTTTCTGGAGGAGCGACTGACGGAGCTTAAAAAGCTACCTTTTATACAGGTCCACCCACAGGACGCCACTAAACAGCGTAGCACTCCAGCCAGTAAACAGTATAAGGAATTTTTACAGCAGTATATTAACGCTGTAAAAGTGATTGAGGGTGTAATTTATCGTGATAAGCGTTTAGAGGGTGACGAGGTTGAGGAGTCACCGCTGAGGAAGTGGTTTAGAGAAAATGCTAATACAGAATAAAACTATCTGGACGCCAGATAACTCATTTTTATTAGAGTATCACGCCAGAATAGAGGCCGGTGAGATTATAGTAGGTCATGAGTTGTGGCAAGAGCTTAATAACTTACGTGAGGACCTACTGAGTGACGCTTATATTTATGACACTCAGGACGCTCTGCTACGTATGGACTTCATGGAGAAGTGTATAAGACTTACTAAGTCACCTTTTTACAATCAGCCTATGGTGCTTATGCTGTGGCAGAAAGCGTTTATAGAGGCGGTTTACTCTTTTAAAATGTCAGCTACTACGCTCAGGCGCTTTAAAAAGGTACTTTTCCTCATAGCACGTAAAAACACTAAGTCAGAAACCTGTAGCGCTTTAGGACTTACTGAGTTTTTTCTGGGTAACGCCGGCGCTGATATAGTATGTAGCTCTAATGATGACTCACAGGCTAGTCTGATCTATGACGCTATCGACACTATGCGTATGCTTATTGACCCTGAGGACCTAGACACTAAGAGAAACCAGCGCTACATACTCAATAAGGCCAATAATACTAAGATATTTAAACTATCTGACCGGACACGTAATAAAGAGGGGCGTAACATTGACGTAGCATTTTTGGACGAAAGTCACGAAATGAAAGACAACGTTATAGCTAAGTCTGTGGAGCAGTCGCAGTCACTTAAAGACGAGCCACTTTTTATTAACCTTACTACTGAGGGCTTTGTCTTAGACGGTTACTTGGATAAGGAGCTTATTAAGGCTAGAGCCATTATTAAGGGTGAGGATGACGGAGTAATGGCAGAGCGTACACTCCCTTGGTTATACACTCAGGACTCTGAGGCTGAGGTGTGGCATAACAGAGCCAGCTGGGTAAAGAGTAACCCTACTTTGGGAATAGTGAAAAAGTGGGAGTACCTAGATGAGAAGATAGACGAGGCTAAAAAAAGCAAGGCAGACCGTATATTTATCTTATGTAAGGACTTTAATATTAAGCAAAACAGCGCTCAGAGCTGGCTTAATATTGAGGACTACGACTATAAGGCTGTATATGACTTAGAGGACTTTAGAGGTTGTAAGTGTTTAGGCGCTGTGGACCTCTCAGAGACTACAGACTTAACGTGTGCTAAGGTGCTTTTTATGAAACCTGAGGACAATACAAAATATATACACAGTATGTATTTTATTCCTGAGAGCAAGCTGGAAAATGCAGACGATAGAAACGCCGGCGCTAAGTATAAAGAGTGGGCTGAGGCTGGACTGATAACCATAACAGAGGGAAGTGACATAGACCTTAGTAGAGTAGCTGACTGGTTTTACTCACTGTATAAGGACTATAACATTAAGCTCTGGAAATGTGGTTATGATCAGAAATTTGCTAAGGAATTTCTTAACCGCATGGACTATTACGGTTGGACTAAGGCTAATGACGAGCTGGTTATGATTATACAGAACGCTCAGACGCTTAGTAACGCTATTAAACTACTGGAGGCAGATTTTAGCCACCAGCTAGTTAATTATAATGACAATGAAGTAGATAAGTGGTGCTTAAAAAACGCCTGTTTAAAGGTTAATGATTTAGGCCAGTGCTTAATTATTAAGTCTGAGCCTAGTAAACGTATAGACGGAGCTGTTTGTAACGCTATTCTGTATGAAATGTACCGGCAGAATAGGACAGACTTTAAGCAGATGATAGGAGGTGTTAATAGTGGGCTGGTTAAGTAATCTCTTTAAAAAGGAGACGCCTACACAAACTACATACGCTGAGGTACTTAATGGCTATACGCCTATTTTTAGTCAGTTTGGTACTAACATTTACGCTAGTGACGTGGTACAGCAAGCTATTAGCTGTATTGTTAGTGAAATGAAGAAGTTAAGGCCGGAACATATCAGAGAAGAGGGTAATGATGTAATACCGGTTAAGAGTGATTTACGGAGGGTGCTTAATGACCCCAACCCTCTAATGACTACCAGTGATTTTTTAGAAAAGGTCACATGGTTACTCTTTCTTAACTATAACGTCTTTATTATTCCTACCTATGACGAGAGTAACAGGTATAACGGACTGTACCCTATACAGCCGGCACAGGTGGATTTTATCGAGGACGCCGGCGGTAGGCTGTTTGTAAAGTTTAGATTTAATAACGGACAGGAGTTTATCGTTAAATACTCCAGCATTATCCATATTAAGAAGAATTACAGCGTAAATCAGTACATGGGTGGTAATGAGTCAGGTCAGCCTGATAATGAGGCGTTACTTAAGACGCTGGATATTAACCACCAGCTTTTACAGGGTGTAGCTCAGGCCATGAAAAGCTCTTTTGCTATCAATGGTGTAGTAAAATATAACACTTTGCTGGATGACGGTAAGACAGAGCAAGCTCTGAAAGACTTAGAGGGTAAATTGAAAAAGTCAGAGAGTGGATTTTTACCGCTTGACTTAAAAGCTGAGTTTACGCCTATTAAGAAAGAGATACAGCTGGTAGATGACACCACGCTTAAATTTATTGATGAGAAGATACTCAGGCACTTTGGCGTGAGCTTACCTATCCTTACCGGTGACTATACTAAGGAGCAGTATGAGGCGTTTTATCAAAAGACTTTAGAGCCTCTTATTATCTCATTTAGTCAGGCGTTTACTAAGGTTTTGTTTACAGATAAGGAAAAAGGATTCAATAACAAAGTTATGTTTTACGTCAAAGACTTAATTTTTTTGAACGTGGAGCAGAAGTTACAGTTAATTGAATTACTTTCACCCACAGGTGGGTTATTTGAAAATGAAAAGCGTACGCTGGCCGGAATGATGCCCTCAGAGGAGTTAGTAGGTAAGCGCTACATGAGTCTTAACTGGATTGACGCCACTAAGGCTAATGAGTATCAAACAGGAGGTGGAGATAATGGAGTATAAAAATGTACCGGCTCTTAAAGTAATTAGAAATTATAATTTTGAGCTTAGAGCTGAGAACAACGAGAAAAACGGAGACCATATTACAGGGCGTCCTATAGTCTATAATTCTATGACTGACTTAGGTTGGTTTGATGAGATTATCGAGGCTGGCGCTTTGGATAAGGCTAACCTTAAAGACGTTAGATTTTTGGTTAACCACAACACAGATATGATACCGCTGGCACGTAGCCGGAACAATAACGAAAATTCTACTATGCAGTTAGAAGTAGATAAGGACGGTATGGGTATCAGGGTAAACCTTGACACTGAGAATAATACCGAGGCACGTAACCTTTACAGTGCTATCAAACGTGGAGACATAACCGGTATGTCATTCATGTTTACGATAGATGACGAGGAGTGGCAAAACTTAGAGAGTGACCACCCTACACGTCGAATAAGGAAAATAGGACAGGTATTTGAGGTATCAGCTGTCACTTTTCCGGCTTATGAGGCTACAGAGATTAGCGCAAGAAATAAGGAGGCGCTGGATAGCGCTAAGTTAGCACTGGATAGTGCTAAGCGGTCACTGGAGAGTGATAAGGACGCTCTGGAGCTTGAAAAAGCAAAATTAAGAAACAAATTTTTTTAAACCAAAAGTTTAGAAACAAACACTTTTTTAAGGAGGAAATTGAAACATGAAAAATTATTTATTGAAACTCATTGCACGTAAAAAGAAAGAAGTAGCAGAGTTGCAGAAACGCTCAGACGCTAGTCAGGACTTGGCAGAAGTTAGAGCAATCGGTGAAACTCTGGAGGCACTTAAGAAAGAAATTGAGGAGGCAGAGGCACAGCTGGCAGAGTTGGAAGATGAGGGAGACGGTGCTGGTGCTGGAGACGGTGCTGGTGAAGATACACAGCGCTCTACTGTACCTAATGGCGTTTTAATGCGTAACGCTCAGACAGTGGCTAGCTTTGGAGCTGTACAGACTAAGGCTGAGCCGGACGATTTACAGTATCGTAACGCATTTATGAACTTTGTACTTAGAGGTACACCTATTCCGGCAGAGCTTAGAGCAGACGCTAACACTACTACAGGTGATGTAATTACTGTTATCCCTACTCAGCTTGTTAACCAGATCATTGAGAAGTTTGACAATGTAGGTATGATTTTACCTCTCATTACTAAGACCTCTTATAAGGCTGGTGTAGAAATTCCTACCTCTACTGTTAAGCCTGTGGCTAGCTGGGTGTCTGAGGGTGCAACATCCGACAGACAGAAAAAGACTACCGGTAAGGTTGTATTCTCTTACTTTAAGCTCCGTTGTGAAATCTCTATGAGCATGGAAGTAGGAACTATGGCGCTCTCAGCTTTTGAGGCTAAGTTTGTTGAGAACGTAGCTAAGGCTATGGTTTACGCAATCGAGGACGCTGTTATTAACGGTACTGGCTCAGGACAGCCTAAGGGTATCTTAACTGAATCTGGTGCAACTGTAACAGGTGAGGCTAGTTACGCTAAGCTCTGTGAGTGTGAGGGTAAGGTAGCAGAAGAATATGAGGCTGGCTCTAAGTGGTGCATGAGCAAAAAGACATTTATGGCTTTTGTAGGCATGACAGACCAGCAAGGACAGCCTATTGCAAGAGTTAACTACGGTATCGGCGGTAAACCTGAGTATATACTCTTGGGACGTGAGGTAGCTGTAGCTCCTTATGTGGCTGAAAACAAAGCATTTATCTATAACTTCCCTGACTACATTCTTAATACCATTTACGATATGGGAATCTCTAAGAAACAGGACTGGGATACAGAGGACTTGCTTACTAAGGCTGTAATGAGCGTTGACGGTAAAGCTGTAGACGCTGGCTCACTTGTAGTATTTGATATTACACCGGCTGTTTAAGACTAGGAGGTAATTAACAATGGCTGACGCTAACCTTATAAAAGCTGTGAAATTAGCTAGAGGAATGACAGGTACGTTTGAGGCTCAGGACGCTCAATTAAATATTGAGATAGATGAGGTAATAGGCTATATGGTGGCCGGTGGAGTACCTAAGGAAGTGGCTAACTCAGAGGCGTCAGCCGGAGTTATAGCCAGAGGTATAGAAGATATTAAGTATAACGGTGGTAAGCTCTCTGATTACTTTTATCAGAGAGTTAGCCAGTTAGCTTATGCGGAGGTGGTTAGTGATGTATAAACCGGACCTACCGTATGACACGCCTGTAATGCTATTTAACCCTACTTATAAGACGGTGAGAGGTAACTCTAAAAAGGTATATCCGGCAGAGGGTGAGCTGGTTTTTTGTAAGTTTAAAACTTATGGAGGAACGGAGACCACTGTTAACGGTGTACTGGCTGTAGTTGACACAGCTAACATAGAGACTTGGTATAGACCGGACATTACCAGCGCCAGCATGATTAAGCTGGGTGATAAAGAGTATGAGGTCATGGGCGTACCTGAGGATATAGAGCAAAGACACCAGATTTTAAGATTTAAGGTGCGAGGTGTAAGAGGTGGCACGTAACAAGATAGGGATAAAGGTTAAAGGTTTTGAGGAGTATATGGCTAAGCTGGATGAGGTGGGAGGCTCTAACGCTATGAAACGTGGAGTAGAGGGCGCACTAAAGGCGTCTAAGCAATACGTTAATCCACTTATTGAGCAAGCTATGAATAGCTTACCGGCTGGCGGTAGATATTCTACCGGCGCTACTAAAAAGTCTATTGATAAAGACATGACGGTAGAGTGGGAGGGTATGACAGCCACTATTAAGGTGGGCTTTGACTTTAAAAAATCAGGTATGACCAGTATTTTCCTTATGTACGGTACACCTAAACATAAACCGGTAACAGGCTTATATGAGTCTATTTACGGTGGAAAAACTCAGCGAGAAATAGCAAAGATACAAGGTGAGGAACTAAACAAGGTAATTAAGAGGATAATGGAGGGCTAGTAATGGTAGTAGATAACTTAATAAATGAGCTGAGTAAGTTAAATTACCCAGTGTTTAAGCAAGGTAGCTTATTACCGGACGAGCCTTACCCTGATCACTTCTTTACTTATTGGAATAACTCAGCTGACGGTGATAGCTATTACTGTAATGACGAGAGCGCTATTATCTGGAATTATTCAGTTAATTTTTACAGCGTGGATGATTTATTAGTGGACTCTAAGTTAATGGAGGCTAAAAAGCTATTAAAACAGGCTGGATTTATTGTAACCGGCGCTGGCTATGATGTGGCTAGTGATGAGGTTACTCATAGCGGTAGAGGCATACCAGTCCTTTATCGTGAGCAACAATAAATTTTTTGAGCTAAAAGTTTAGAAACAAACACTTTTTAGGAGGTAAAAGCATGGAAGAATGGAGAGGTATTAGAGGCTTAGTATGTGCTGAGGTTACTACTGATACAGCAGAGACTTTTGAATGTGGCGCACCGTTTGCGGTTGCTGGTGTAGCTGAGCTTAGCAGAACTACACAGACTACTAGTGAGCCTCATTATTACGACAATGTACCGGCTATAGTTATTGACTCTACCGGTAGTGATGAGGTGAGTATTACCACCTCAGCTATTCCCTTTGATGTACTGGCTAAGATTACAGGACAGCACTATGACGAAACTAAGGGTATGTTTGTCGAGGGTGAACGCCAGAGCAAGTATTTTGCTTTAGGTTATATCACTGAAAAGACAGACGGTACTGAGGTATTTGTGTGGAGACTTAAAGGTAAATTTAATATCCCTGACTCTACTCATTCTACTAAGAATGACGGAGCTGAGGCTAACGGTCAGGAGCTTACGTTTACTGGTATTAACACAGAACACAGATTTACAGCTACCAATAAGACCGCTAAGGCGGTTAATGTGGACACCAGCGTTAATAAAGGTGTTACAGAGGCTGACTTCTTTGGTGAAGTGCAGACACCGGACACAGTTAAGGCGTCAGTGTAAGAAGTTAATAGGGTGGTTATCATACCACCCTATTTTTAAGAATTAGAGGAGGCTAAAAATATGCAGTTAAAATTAACAGTTTATACAGATGAGAGCTTTACAGATATTAAGCGAGTAGTAGAGGCAGATCAGCTTAAAATTCCTTACCGAGTGACTAAGTATTTAGCTGAGACGCTGGAAAACGTAAACATTAAGGACCAGAACGAGATTTTTAATTACATCATGGATAACTTAGATAAGTTAGACAAGATTATTAAGGCTACGTTTGGGCTTACTGAGACAGAAATGGAGTGTATTGACACTATGGAGCTGGGCGCTGTGGGTGTTGAGCTTTATAAGTGGGGCATGGATAAAATTAAGAATTTAAAGCAAGGTAATAACTCAAAAAACGAGTAAACGACAGTGTAGAGCTTACACTGTCAGAAATGTTTTTCGAGATTGATAAGGCTCTGTGTGAGTCTTTCACCGGACTAGACCCTATTAAATTACTGGACTATCCGGCTGAGGATGTATTTGAGCTAATAAATAACATGATTGCGTATAACAATCGACAAGAAATAGTTAAAAGAAACGCTAACCGTAAAAAGGCCGGTGATGACTGGTTTTAGTAAGGAGGTGGTGACGTGGCTAACAATAATGATACTACTACCAGTTTTAAAGCTGATATAGGCGAGTTAAAAAAGGCCATGCAAGACGCTAAGCGCTCTGTAGCTTTGGCTAACAGTGAATTTAAAGCGGTAAGCTCCAGTATGGATGACTGGACTAAGAGTAGTGACGGACTGAGCGCAAAGCTCAAACAGTTAGACAGTAACCTTAAGTCACAGGATACAATATTGGAGTCCTTAGAGGAGCAGTATAGACTCACTGTAAAGGAAATGGGAGAGGGTAGTAAGGCCTCTGAGGATTTACTCATTAAAATCAATAACCAGAAAACGGTTGTTAATAATACTAAAAAAGAAATAGAGAAGTATAAGCAGAGCTTAGAAGAAGTAAGCGAGGCAGAAAAAGAGGCCTCTAAGAGTGGTAAGAGTGTAGCTGAGGTCTTAGAGGACATGGGCAACGAGGCAGAGGACGCTGGAGACGGTTTTACTACGTTTAAGGGCGCTATTGCTACGTTTGCTGGTAATATGCTTACGTCTTTTGTCGGGGCTATACAGGAGGGTATAAGCTCTATTATATCTCTGGCAGATGAGACTAGAGAGTACCGTACAGAAATGGGTAAGCTAGAGACAGCTTTTACTACAGCTGGGTTTACAGCAGAGACCGCCAGTGACACCTATCAGGACTTTTACGCTATTTTAGGTGATGAGGGGCAAGCGGTAGAGGCTGTTAACCACTTAGCAGAGCTGACTGATACAGAGCAAGAGTTAGCCCAGTGGACTACCATAGCCACCGGTGTATATGGTAAATTCGGTGACTCTTTGCCTATTGAGAGTTTAACAGAGGCGTCTAATGAGACCGCTAAAACAGGACAGATTACTGGTGCATTAGCTGACGCTCTTAACTGGGCTGGGGCTAGTGAATCTGAGTTTCAGGCAAGCCTAGACGCTTGCACTACTGAGCAAGAAAGACAGGCGCTTATCACAGAAACTCTTAACGGTTTATATAGTGAGTCAGCTAGTGCGTACAGAGAAGTTAACGGTGAGATTATGGACGCTCAGAGAGCGCAGTCAGAACTCACAGACGCTACCGCAGAACTGGGAGCGGTGGCCGAGCCTGTTATGACGAGCTTTAAGTTAATGGGTGCTACGCTCTTAACGGAACTCTTACCGGCTGTAAGCGAGATAGGACAGGGCTTTACTGATTTAATTAACGGTGTGGACGGTGCTGAGGAGACTATAGGCGCTGGACTGGGTGGCCTGTTAGATATGGTCCTCACTAAAATTACTGAGCTTTTACCCAGCCTTGTAACGGTGGCTTTTACGCTGATAACTACGTTAGCTAACGCTATCTTAGAGGCGTTACCTGACTTAGTAACTACTGTAGTACAGGTGGTTAATGAGTTAATAGCCGGACTTTCTACAGCGTTACCTGAGTTAGTGACAGCCATTATAGAAATAGTACCGGAAATCATAGACGCTCTTATGGAGCAGTTACCTGTATTTATTCAGGCGTGTGTAGATTTCTTAAGCGCTATGGTACAGGCACTACCTACCGTTATACAGGCGCTAGTTACAGCGCTACCACAGCTTATAACGAGTATAGTTAACGGTCTTTTGGCTGGTATTCATACGCTGGTACAGGGTGCTATTACGTTGCTTATGGCTATCGTAAATGCGATACCGCTGATATTACCTGTTTTAATTACAGCGTTACCGCAGATTATTAACACAATAGTTACAGCGCTTATAACATATTTACCTCAGCTTTTAGAGGCTGGTATCACGCTGTTAATGGCTATTATTGACGCCATACCGCAGATTATAACGCCACTCATGGAGGCGCTACCTCAGATTATTGAGACTATAACCAGTACCTTACTGGATAACTTACCGCTCTTATTAGATACAGCTGTAGAGTTACTTATGGCACTTGTTACCGCTATACCTGAGATAGTTACCGCTTTAGGACAGGCGTTACCTCAGATAGTAAGCACTATTATAACCGTAATAAGGACGCTCTTACCACAGCTGGCTAACTTCGTAGGTCAGTTATTTAGCAATATTGCTACGTGGTTTAGTCAGGTTATCAATAACGGACGTACAGGAGCTATGAACTTTGTAAACACTATTATTAACTGGGTGAAACTCTTACCTAACCGTATATGGACGTGGTTGACTAATGCGGTCACTAAGGTAATTAGCTTTGGCGCTGATCTACTGGAAAAAGGAGCAGAGGCCGGCGCTGGGTTTTTTGATAGCGTAGTAGAGGGCATAAGCGGTTTACCTGATGAAATGTTAGAGATAGGCGGTAATATTGTAGAGGGCTTATGGAATGGTATAAGCGCCGGCTGGGAGTGGTTAACTGATAGCGTGGCAGACTTAGCTAATAGCCTGTTAGAAAGCGCTCAGGAGGCTCTGGGTATAGCCTCACCCTCTAAGGCTTTTAGGGATATGGTAGGTAAGTGGATTCCTGAGGGTATAGCGGTAGGTATTGACCGTAACGCTGAGAGCGCTCTGGATTCCATGAGAAATCTTACCGGTAATATTTTAGACGGTGCGAGAGCTGGACTTAGTAGCGGTGGCTCAGTAATGAGTACCGGCGGTGTAGTGGGTGCTGGAGGCGTGGTTAATAACTTCTATCAGACTAACAACAGCCCTAAGGCACTGAGTAGGCTGGAGATTTACAGGCAGACTACTAATTTATTAGGTTATGCTACTGGAGGTGTGTAAAAATGTACGAATGTAAAGTTAAAAATCATAACGGAGAGGTTTTAAACCTCTCTGCCTCCTCTAACTATACGCTTTATAAAGTTACAGGCTTACAGCCTCCAGTTAGTATGATAAATACCTCTAGTAATGCTACCTCTGACGGTGTGACAGAGAACAGTGTAAAAGTGGATAAACGTAATATAGTATTGTATATTGCGCTGGAGGGTGACATTGAGGCTAACCGTATTAACTTATATAAGTATTTTCCTTTAAAAAAGGTTATCACTATTTATTTTAAAAACGGTAAGCGTGATGTACGTATAGAGGGCAAGGTTGAGCTTATGGAGTGTGACCTGTTTAGTAATCGACAGGTAGCACAAATAAGCGTAATCTGTCCACAGCCTTATTTTAAGGCTATAAATGACATTGTAAGTTATTTTAGTGAGATAAGTAGCTTATTTTCCTTTCCTTTTTCAATACCGGCAAGCGGTGTAGAGTTTAGCGCTATTACTACTAATATACGTAAGAGTATTATTAACAGCGGAGACGTACCCAGCGGTCTTATTATTGATATGTACGCTATAGGTACGGTGGTTAACCCTGTAGTATATGACGTGTTTAAGCGTACTCACATTAAGCTCACGCTGACTATGGAGGCTAATGACCGTATTGTTATAAACACTAATCAGGGTGAGAAATCAGTAACGCTTATACGTGGCGGTGTAGCTACTAATATGCTGGGCCACCTATACCCTGACAGCTCATGGCTGACGTTAGAGGCTGGTGACAATGTATTTACTTATGACGCTGAGAGTGGCGTAAGTAATCTACAGCTTACCTTTACCTCCTCTGTATTATATGGAGGTGTGTAAATGGTTATTCATGTATTAGATCAGGACTTACAGCTGGTAGGCGTGGTAGATGATTATATAAGTGTAATCTGGAGACCGGCGTATTATGACGTGGGAGACTTTGAGCTTTATATTAACGCTACTGGTGATAAAATAAAACTCTTACAGCGTGACTACTACTTAGTAAGGGATACGGATATAAGCGTAGATAGCGCCGGTAATGTGCTTTATAGTAGCGTAATGATTATTAAAAACTTTACGCTCACTACTGACGCTGAAATGGGAGACTATTATACGGTAACCGGTAAAGAGCTTAAGTATCTCTTACACCAGCGTATCGTGTGGACTCAGACTAACCTTACAGGTACAGCTGAGAACGCTATAAGACAGCTGGTTACAGAGAACGCTATAAGTCCTACGGACAGTAAGCGAGTGATACCCACGCTAACACTGGGAGCGAGCGCCGGACTTACGGACGCCATAGAGAAACAGGTAACCGGTGACTATTTAGATAAGGCCATAGTGGATATATGCACAGCTTATAGTTATGGCTGGGAGATAAGCATTTATAACGGTGCTTTAATCTTTATAGTTTATCAGGGGCTTAATAAGTCACTTAACCAGACAGAGAGGCCTTTTGTAGTCTTTAGTGATAGCTTTGATAATATCGTTAACAGTAGCTATCAGCTAAATAGTGACTTATACGGTAATACAGCCTTAATCGGTGGAGAGGGTGAGGGCGCTGAGCGTATTTATAATACAGTAGGCGCTAATAACTCAGGGCTGGACCGTTATGAGGTGTTTGTGGACGCTAAGGACTTGAGTAGAAATAAAGGCTCTGATAAAGAGATTAGCTTAGAGCAGTACCTCTTACTACTGGCTGAGCGTGGGCGTGAGACGTTAGCCACTTTAGCGGTGACTGAGGGCTTTAGCGGTGAGGTGCTTACAGCTCATACGTTTAAGTATATTGAGGACTTCTATTTAGGTGATACTGTGACGGTGGTTAATGAGTACGGTATCACTAAGGACGTAAAAATATTAAGCGTTATAGACTCCATAGACGAGACTGGCGCTAAGTTAATACCACAGTTTAATATTTAGGAGGTGTAGATATGTGGGAAAGTGGATTTTTTAATTCTGTAAACGGTGACAGAGTGTATAACGCTGACCAGATGAGCGCTATATTTGAGGGGCTTATTACTGACGGTGTATATGAGGCTGTGGGTAATAAGTTAGCGGTACAGCCTAACAGCGGTATGACAATTCAAATAGCTACAGGGCGTGGCTGGTGTAAGCGTAAGTGGTTTAATAATACAAACGAGTACCTTATGACGCTGGAGGCGTCAGACGTAACTCTTAACCGGTGGTGTGCGGTTTGCGTCAGATCAGATATTACTGATACAGTACGCTCAGCTGTACCGGTCCTTAAATATAGCGAGTATGCCACTACGCCGGTTAAACCTACACCGACTAATACGGAAACTGTAAAAGAGTTAATACTGGCCTATGTTTATATTAAAGCTGGAGCTACTGAAATTACAGCTAGTGACATTGAGGATACTAGAGGTAACGAGGCGCTCTGTGGCTGGGTGGCTGGTCTTATCGAACAGTTAAGCTCTGCTACGCTGTGGACTCAGTGGGAGGCGCTGTTTACTGACTGGTTTAAAGGCTTACAGGACTTAATAAATGAGAACACTGAGGCTATGCTGGTTAGTGCTTTGCCTGTGAGCGTTACACTTACACTTACAGCTGAGGGCTGGGTGAGTGAGAGCGGAGTGTATAAGCAGACTGTTACTGTTACCGGCATGAATGATACTAAGAGCGTACTGGTAAGTCCTACAGCCACTAGCGCCAGCGCTTACTCAGCGTCAGAGGTTAAGTGTAGCGGTCAATCTACTAATACGCTGGAGTTTATGGCAGTATCACAGCCTAGTGAGGCTATTAGCATTGATATTATACACATGGGTGTATGATATAGATTACAAAAGATAAAATAGAATAAGGTACAAAAGAGAAAAAGCACTGAGACACTAAAGATATTTAAAAATATTATAGTGTGGAGGTGCTTTTTAATGATTTTAAATTTAAAAGATAACGATATGAATAATTATATAACATGGGTGTATGGTAATCTCATGGGCGAGATAAATAAGGTTGCTGAGAGGATAGTAGATACTGGCTGGGTTAATTTACAGTTAGAGAGTGGAGTAACACAATTTACAGCCGGTTATAATTTACAGATGAGGCGTATAGGTAACGTGGTATATTGTAGGGGTAGGATTGGTAATGTAACCTCAAATGACACTTTAATAAGTGTAATACCGGCAATATTCAGACCGGCTGATAATTATACCTTTAGATTTCTCTGTCCGTCTAATGGTAGTACGTTTGCTAAAATTGCCATTACTCCCGCAAGCGGTCAAATAATTTTAGAGTTTAGTAGTGACGGTCAGTACCCAGCTGACAGGTGGATAAGTCTTAATAATATTACTTATGCTATATAAATTTAAAGGGCGCTTTAGGGCGTCCTTTTTTATTGTGTCATTTGTGACACAATAGATTATTTTTTCGACAAAAAATAATGTCAGAAATAGTATTTTTTAAGGAAAATTACAGCGTTAATATGACATTGTAACCTATAATTTTCACCACGTTTCAGGAGGAAAAAATACTATGGAGGAGTATGAGGAGAAACAGAGTAATGTAGTAAGATTAGTGGGCGCTGTAGCGTCAGAGTTTGCGTATGATCATGAGTTATACGGTGAGAAATACTATCAGATAACGCTGGCAGTAAATAGAGACAGTGGTAAGGTGGATACAATACCAGTCTTAATATCTGACCGGCTGATTAACGTAAGAGAGAATTATATAGGTAAGTGTATTTATATAAAAGGCCAGTTTAGGTCTTATAACCAGCATGAGGGAGACCGGAGCAGAGTAAAATTATACGTCTTTGCTTTAGCGGTGGAAATGCTGGAGGAGCAGAAAAGTTATAACGACATATTTTTAGAGGGTTATCTGTGTAAACCACCCATTTATAGATTAACGCCTATGGGTAGAGAAATAACGGATCTCATGTTAGCGGTAAACAGGAGCTATAACAAATCTGATTATATACCCTGTATATGCTGGGGGCGTAACGCTTATTACTCCAGTCACTTAGTAGCCGGTGATTTAGTGAGATTAGCTGGCAGAATACAGAGCAGAGAGTATAATAAGGACGGAGTGGTTAAGGTGGCCTATGAGCTGTCAGTTAATATTATAGAAAAGGCATAAAATATAAAAGCCGGTCAGTAATTGACCGGCTCTTTTTTAATATATTACAGGTGGCTCAGGTATATCCTTTTTATCTGGCTTTTCTAACTCATCTAAGCGCTTTATAAGCTCCTCTTTAGTTATCCAGCCTTTTATACATAGGCGTATCAGTATATCCTCTTTGCTCACTTGTCATCTAACTCCTTTTGGTATAATATGTTAATATTTGGAGGTTAAACTATGGTTAAGGTTAAAAATATAAGTAAAGTCTATGATAATGGTAAAGGTATTTTTGACATCAGCTTTACCTTAGAAAAAAATAAAATATACGGTCTGCTAGGTGAAAATGGAGCTGGTAAGAGTACCCTTTTAAACATACTCACCGGCTATATAGCGCCTACTGGGAGTAGTCCTACTTTCGATAGCGTACCGAACGGACAGGGTAAGAAAGTAGCACTACTACTAAAAAAATATAATCTCATCTATCTTACCCTCTGTATCTAGCTTAATTGCCTTAATATACTTACGCCAGAACGCTCTTTTGTTTTCCTTATTCAGAGCGTTATAAAGCTCTTTCCAGTCATCTTTAGCCACTAGCTCCTCATATACTGTTACGTCTCTTTCCTCTACTGGTGTTAAGGACTCCTGTAACTCTGCCAGCTGTCTCTCTAGTACCTCATAGTCTCTGTCATACTCATCCTCTTTAAGTCTACCTTTTCTAAACATAGTATTAAGTCTGTGCATTTCTGCCTGTAAATTAGTTATTGTATTTTTTACACCGTCTGTATGAGTATTAGTGTTAGCTGTAATTTTAACGTGCGTTATATGGTTATTGATAAAGCGGTTAAGGTTGTTTAGTAGCGCTTTTTCCATGCGCTCCTCATTGGGATACTTTTTAAAAGTACAGGTTTTAGTCATTTTATATTTATTGCAACGGTAGCTATATATAGGGTTAGTATGAATGTATACTTTACCATTAGGTTTTACTGTTTTTCTATTAACTGAACATACTCCAGTCATTTTGCTACCGCATAGCGGACAGCTAATTAAGCCACTAAATAAATATACTCTGTTATTTGTTCTTTTTCTCACGTTGCCTTGTAGTATAGTTTGAATCTTATCAAACGTAGCTTTATCTACATAACCCTTACAGTAAAAATCATTCCCTCTGTAGTGACCCCACAGTTTAGTATCAGTTAATATATTTTTTAAAGATTGATAGGAATAAGCAGTACCGTATTTAGTGTTAATGTAACCAACAGCCCCATTAACTGAGTTATGTGTTAAAAAGTGGTTAATGAAATCATATACCAGCTCTTTAGTCTCTGGATCGGGTACAACATTTTTTAAGCCTGTTTTTTCGTCTCTACCTACAGTAAAAGCTATTCCCTGACTCTGAGCGCCTGCAAGTGGCTGTCCAGTCCTTACTTTATACTCATTTACTAGGCTGATACGCTCACCAGTCTGGTCTGCCTCATATTCTGCCATAGCCAGCTTTTGAGTTACCCAGTAGCGTCCGTTAGCAGTAGTGAGGTCGTATTTTTCCTCTGTGGCTGTCCACGTAATCTTATTAGCCTCTAGTATCTTTTGGCACTCATAATATTCCGCTACAGACCTAAAATAACGGTCTAACTTAATAAATATGATACGGTCAAATTTACCAGCTTTAGCGTCATTAAGCATACGCTGTAAGGCTGGCCTACGTCTAATTAGCTTACGTCCACTTACTCCCTCATCCTCATACCACTCTATGATATTTAAGCCATGGGCCTCAGCGTATCGTCTAAGAGCGTCACGCTGAGCGTCCAGTGATAAACCATGTAACTTTTGCTCCTGAGTGGATACCCTGATATAACAGGCTATACGCTCTATTTTCTTGTTTTTAGGTGACATACTTTATCCCTCCATAAATTTACTATTGAATTTTCTAAAAAGTTATAGTAATATTATTTTTGTAACAAAAACAAACATTTGTTCGATTGTTGAGGTGTAGCTATGGAAAGAATTTTTTTGATTGAAAGTATTATTTTATTGTTAAAAGAGTGTAAGGATATTGATTTACTATACCTCATACAGAGTATACTCAGTGCAAAGAGTTAAGTTTACTTAATTCACTAACCATACTTTTAATGGTAGAGCGCTGATCATCATTAAGACTACAGATAGAAGAAAAAAGGTCCTTTAGGTCCTCATCCTCTTTAATTTCAAAGATGAGCTGTGTAAGCTCATCATTTTTTATTTGAGCTACCGGACGCTCCATAGGTACGTCATAACCGGCCAGCCACATTTCAGAAACGTCTAATACCCTAGCCATTTTCATTATGGCGTCCTGTTTAGGTTGCCAGCGTTGAGCTAACCAGTTATTAAGTGAGCTTTTCTTTATTTTAGCTCTTTCGCATAACTCCACTTGTTTCATTCCTCTAATAGACAAAGCCTCTCTTAATCTGTTCTGTCTTTCGTAGTTTTCCATTTTATTCCCTCCTTTCTTGTAATTCAATTTTATAACAAAAGTTTAGAAAAAACAATAAAAAGCACATGAAAAACGAAAAAAAGTTTTGAAAAAGCAATTTTTTGTATTGACAAGTGAAATTATATCAGTATAATAAAAGGCGTAGGGTTTAGAAACCTACACTTTTTTATAAAACAAAAGTTTAGAAACAAATACTTTTAGGAGGTGAAACAATGGACTATAAAAAGTTAAAGCTGAAAATTAAAGAGGTGTTTGACACTCAGGAGGCTTTTTCTAAAGTTATGGGAATGAGTAAGACAGCGCTTAACCAGCGCTTAAATGGCTCTGTAGAGTGGAAAACGTCAGAAATTGCTAAGGCGTGCGACCTTTTACTTATTCCACTTACTGAGGCTCATTTATATTTTTTTAAATCAAAAGTTTAGAAACCTGTACTTTTTTGAGAGGTAAAGACATGGAAGTGATAGGAGTACAGCCTACCGGTGAGAGCATATTACGGACGCTTATAGAACTATTGGAGGCTCAGGAAAATATAAAAATTACATACACAATAAAGGAGGGGACAAATGAAAAATAAAATTTTAAAAGCTATGGCGTGGTTAATGGTATTTACTCTTTTGTTTTCTGTTTGCGCTTTAGACTCTGATAGCTGGATACCTCATATAGTAAGCGTATTAAGTATGAGCTGGTTAGCACTCTTTGCTTACGTTAATAGAGACAGACTGGAGGACTTATAAATGGTTAATTTATACCCTCACCAGACAGAGGCTCTACAGGTCACAGAGGGGCTTAACCGGTGCGCTTATTACCATGACATGGGCTTAGGTAAGACTTTTACAGGTGGCGAGAAAATGATACAGCTGGGAGCTAACGTTAATCTGGTTATCTGTCAGAAAAGTAAAATAGAGGACTGGTACGAACACTTTAAAGTTAATTATGACGTAAACCCTTGTGACTTAACCAAAGTTAAAGCGTCTGAGTTAAAGCGCTTTATAGAAGTGTCTCACTCTGTACCAGTACCCAGTATTTATATTATCAATTATGAGTTAGCTTTTAGGAGACCTGAACTGGCTAAACTTAAAGACTTTACGCTTATGTTAGATGAGTCCTCACTGATACAGAACGAACAGGCTAAGCGTAGTAAGTTTATCCTCAAAAAATTACAGCCGGCTAACGTGATCTTATTAAGTGGTACACCCACCGGCGGTAAGTATGAAAACTTATTAAGTCAAATTAACTTACTAGGTTGGAATATTTCAGAGACTACTTTCTGGAGCTTGTTTGTAGACTATCACTATGAAGATGTAGACGGTGACGGTTTTAATGAAAAAGTAATAGACGGTTATAAAAATGTGGAACGTCTTAAAAAAAGACTTAGACAGTATGGCTGTCACTTTTTGAAAAGCGAGGACGTACTGGACTTGCCTGATCAGGTATTTACCACAGTAAGAGTACCTGTATCTAAAGAATACAGAAAATTCAGAAAAGATAAGGTGGTAGAGGTAGACGGTACACAGCTGGTAGGTGATCACACGTTAACTAAAATGTTATACGAGCGTCAGTTATGCGGTCAGTACAGCAAGGATAAGCTGGAGGCGTTTAGAGACTTAGTAGAGTCCACTGAGGACAGGCTTATAGTGTTCTATAACTTTACGAGTGAGTACGAGTTACTTAACTGGCAAGTATGCGACATAGCAGACAGACCCACTTCTATAGTAAACGGTAAAACGAAAGACCTTACAGCCTATGAGAAGTATAACGACTCTATAACATTTATACAGTATCAGGCCGGCGCTATGGGGCTGAACTTACAGAAAGCTAATAAGATTATCTATTACAGCCCACCGTTAAGCTCTGAGTTATACGAGCAGAGTAAGAAACGTATTAACCGTATCGGTCAAAATAGGACTTGCTACTACTATAACCTGACGGTTACGGACTCCATAGAGGAGCGGATATATAAAACGCTGGCTATGCGTAAGGACTTTACAGAGGCCTTATTTGAGGAGGTGGAGTAATGACTATAGCGGTTATATTAGCTAGTTTGTTACTTATGGCCGGTGAGCCTGAGCCAGAGCTTATTAGCTTAGGAGAGTACCGGTTAACAGCTTACTGTAGCTGTAGTAGTTGCTGTGGAGTATGGGCTGAGAATAGGCCAGACGGTATAGTTTACGGTGCAAGCGGTCAGGAACTAAAAGGCGGTTATAGTGTGGCTGTAGATACCAGCGTTATACCTTACGGTACGGTGTTAGTTATTAACGGTCAGGAGTATGAGGCTATGGACTGTGGCGGTGCTGTGAATGGTAACCACATAGACATATATTTTAGTAACCATGAGGAGGCTGTGGCTTTTGGGCTACAGTATGCAGAAGTTTTTATAAGAGAGGAGTAATCAGATGATACCTAAACGGTGCTGTATGTGTGGCTGTTTTATGTTTAGTTTGTACTCAGATATATGTGAGTGCTGTTTAGATGATATGAGAGAGGAGGACGAGGACAGTGGGAAGTGAGAAGTCATACGAGAATAAAATTAAGCGCTACCTTAAAGAGCGTGGCTGTTACAGAGTTAAGTACCATGGTAACTACTACAGTGAGAACGGTACGCCGGATATACTGGCCTGTGTAAATGGTTACTTTTTAGCCATTGAGGTTAAGGCTCAGGAGGGCCACCCTAGCGAGTTACAGCTGGTTAAAATTGACGCTATACGCAAGGCCGGAGGCTTTGGTTATGTGGCTTACCCTAGTGGCTGGGAGAAATTAAAGGACGTCATAGACGGTCTTTTAATAGATAAATTTAATAGAGAGGAGGACGTAATTTTAAAATGAAAATCAAAAAAATTACTCACCAGAATAGGCGTGATTTTAAGGCTATTTTTGAGTGTGAGCATTGCGGAAACGAGGAGGAGTTATGGGGCTATGATGACGCAAATTTTCACTGTAACGTAATTCCTAAAATGGTGTGTAAATCTTGCGGTAAAATTGCTAGTGAAGATTATAGACCATTGGCAACAAAATACCCTGAGGGAATGGAGGTTTAAAATGAGTAGACTCTATGAGTTAAGCGCTGACCTGATAGCGCTACAGGATATGCTGGAGGACAGCATAGAAGATGATCAGGTATTACAGGACACACTGGAGGCGGTACAGGGAGAGTATGAGGCAAAGATTGAGGCGTATTGTAAGGTGGTTAAGAATGTGGAGGCTGATATTGAGGCACTTAAGGCTGAGGCTAAGCGTCTCACTGAGAAAGCTAAAACCTTAGAGGATAACAGAGACAGACTTAAAAAGGCCATGTTTGACAGCATGAAAGCCACTAATACACCTAAGGTTAAAGGTCTGTTATTTACCGTAGCTATTCAGAAAAATGGCGGTGTAGCACCTATTAACTATGATAAGGACAACAAGGACATTACAGCTCATTTACCTGACCAGCTGGTTAAAATTAAGGAGACGCCTAACTTAGAGGCTATCAGGGAACTGTTAGAGGCCGGTAAAGTAGTTGAGGGCTTTACGCTGGGAGAGCGTGGCGAGAGCTTGCGTATTAAGTAGAGAGGAGGTATTTAAAAATGAGTAACGGAGTAATTATTACAGCTATAATATGCCTCACTTTAATAGTGATGTGCTTAATTAACAAGGGGGGTAAAGAGTAATGAATAGTATAACAGATTTATTTACGCCTGACGGTAAAGTAGAGCTGAAAATTGTAGACCTTAAAGAGCTGTTTAGGTTGGAGGCTCTGAACTATGCAGAAAATAAGTGTATGCTTAACGGTTTAAAAGCTGGCATACCGTATGAGCATATTTTAACCATGATAGGTGAGAACGACAAAGAGGAGGAAAATTAAATATGGCAGTAGCAGTATTAGTTTTAGGACAGAGTGGCACAGGTAAAAGCTACTCTATGAAAGAATTTAGAGAGGATGAGGTGTGTCTTATCTCAGTACAGAAAGCACTCTTACCTTTTCGTAAAAAATTTACTGAGACGGTGGTAACGGATAAGTATAACGAGATTATCAGGACCATGAAAGCCACTAATAAAAAAGTTATTGTAATTGATGATACCCAGTATCTCATGTGTAATGAATTTATGAGACGTGCCACAGAGAAAGGGTACGATAAATTTACAGAGATTGCTCAGAACTTTTGGAGCTTAGTAGTACAGGAGGTTAACGGTTTACCGGCTGATACGATTGTATATTTACTCTGCCATACCGCAACGGATGAGAACGGTGTAGAAAAAATGAAAACTATCGGTAAGCTGGTAGATGAAAAGATTACACCTGAGGGCCTGTTTACTATCGTATTAAAGACCGCTGTATCTGACGGACAGTATTACTTCATTACTCAGAATAACGGAAAAGACACCGTTAAGAGTCCTGAGGGTATGTTTAGTACATACGCTATTAACAATGACCTTAAGTACGTAGATGAGAAGATCAGGAACTACTACGAGCTGGGCGAGTTTTTAAGTGACGCTGAGGTGGCTGAGATTGATAAATTAGCGGAGCG